TATCTTGCATCCAAGATTCCCAAGGATTACCTAAGGGTAGTTTCATACCTTTATACATGCGGTTCTTTTTTAACCATTGCATGTATATACGTACTTCTTGTTCGGTAAGGGTGAGGTTATACACGTTGATAATATCTGGGTGAATAGTCCCCTTCCCAATTCATTGAAAATAAAGTTGCTGGGGAGGGATGATTAGATTTTATTAGTACACTTAGATTTGTATTTCTATCGTATACTGGTATTGTATGAACATATCCTGACGCTACCGATTCTGTACTAGCATTTATATTATCGTATTCTTTTGATTCTACTGTATATGTATAGTCTGCTCTACCTTTACGTTTAAGGGTTACATCCAATACACCTACATCTCCAAAGTCAAAGTTCATTCTATGTAATACAAGAGATCCTCTAGTTTCAGATCTACTTTTTTCACCTTCAGATCTAGTGACATATACTTTAGGTAATTCAACTTCAAATTCATATTCATAACCTACAATTAAATCTGTATTAACTGAACTACCATCTTTAGTAGAAGTCTTCCAATTACCGGGTAAAGTAACTGTTTCATTAGGAGCTGTACCTGTAATAGCAGATGCTGGAATATCATAACTTTTACCAGCCAAATCGCTATCAGTTATACAATAAGCTGTAAGTGTACGAGAGCTATAAAATCCTGCACCTAAAGTAAACGTCGTTACATCATTTACAGTATCATAAGTCAGATCTGCAGATGCAATCGTTTTCTTTGTATCTAAATGTACACGATTTTCATCTGGTGCAGTTCCTATTAAAGGAGTTCCAGAAGATAATTTTATGTCAAATTTTTCTAATGTATATGTGGAACCTGTATTTAAAACAACAAAATACTTATCATCCATTAAAGTATGAAAGACAACATTATTAGGTAATGTCCATCTAAACCATGCAGACTGAGCACGTTGTTCTCCAGTTTCATAGAATTTATAACCCCAGACTTCGTTAGTTGCAGTATGTAAAGTACTATCTACAGCAAATAATAAAAGGTTATTTTCTGTTGATGCTGTAACATTAGTTAAATTTTGAGGAAATAATTCTGCTATAATTTTACTTTGTTCTTGTACCGTAGGTTCTGATCGGGTAGTTACATTTGCTATTTCATAGAATCTAGCTTCTCGTGCTGTACTGTTTAAGAATCCTATTGTAGTTCCTAATGATATTGGATTACTATCAGGATTATAAGCATACGATGCGGCATAGGTAATCTTAGCTGTTTCAGGAGTAAGCAAAGCTTCTGCTCCAGAACTCAGTAAGAATTGTTCACTAGCACTAAATATAACTAAACCTCCTGCATTTTCTACAGCATCAAATAATTTAGTTGGATATGTTGAGCTGGATTGTAAATCAATAGGATCAGCATTAGAAATAGCCATAGCTGTTTTTACCCAGAAATTATAAAAATTATTTACCCTAGATAAGATAATATTTTCATTGCTAAGTATAGCTATTCTATTTCTAAAGAACAACATTTTTTGAATTGGTTTATCTACAAACGATGGTGGAAGATTTGTTACGTCATCACCTACGTCACGTTTACCCCAATCTGGATAACCAAATTGAAATGCACCGTTAGAATAAGTTTGAGATGATCCACCATTAATCGCAAATGTTCCGGGAAGCACTCTGGTGAGCTTCAGAGGCATTGTAGTATTATCAAAGGTAGTTGTTATGCCGGGAGCTGCTACCTCTTCCCACACGCCCTCTCCGAAGCGAGCTGGGTGAACTGTGACATTACCACTTGTTGTACCTGAAGATGCATCTGTTACAGTAAATGTATTTGTAGCTACGTTAGCAATAGTATAATACCCATCACTTCCATTACCACTTGTAACATCTAAAATAACTTGATCACCATTACTTAATCCATGTGCAGTAGAAGTTACAGTTATAGTAGACCCTGATCTAGCATATGTAGCTTGTTGTACAATATCCGATGCTATACCTTCAGCTTGGAAACGAAGGTAATAATCATCCATATCTTCACCACTATTAACAATACGTACTGTATAACCATGACGACATACCCGAGGTAAGTCAGCTATGTTATTAGCTTCAGTAGTTGAAATAGTCATTAACTGTTTTTCTGGTGATGTTACACCGAAAGGAGTAGCTCGATATAAATGAATACCATTTCCACAAATTGTAGCTGTAATTCCATGTCCACTTATTGCATCTAAGGCTGTTTTCATACCACCTAATATACCATTAGCAGATACATGTTCCTCAGCATTAGACGATGTAGCTGCCGGACGAACCATTGCTACATTAGCTTTAGATATTACATTTACATGACTTTTAATAGTAGCTGTAGTTGTTACACCTTTACTAGATGTATGTTGATGTGTATCATTTGTAGTCCAATTCTCTCCACCAAACTGTAATTTTACATAACATTGGTATGTATCATGGTAATTATCAACTGTATTATCATCACCATCATCATTGATCTGTGGTGTACAACGTGTATCTAATTCATATCGAAGGTTACTCTTACCACCATTACTAGTACTAGGAGGTGATGTAGCTCCAAAAGCTGTACCTGTATTAACGTTTACATTTTCTCTACCTGCACCTTTACAGTCACCATTACTCGTACCAGTATAGTGAGAGTTTTGACCGTTTGCTGGTGCATCTATAGAAGCAACTGTAATACCTGTAGCTCTAGGATATGTAACAGTAGAGTTATCTGTTGGATCATAAATATCTAAAGCATATTGTTTTCCATAAGATATTGTATCTAATGCTATAAATGCTTCATTTAATTGTGGTGGTGATTTATCTGCAGCATCAGTTAACATTGCTACATTCTTTCTTCTATTAACAAAGAAGGTAGTTTCGTTAATAGTCATTACCTGTATATCAGAAGATTTTTCATCTGATAATGCAGTATTATCTAAGTATGTAGCTTTCATAGAACCTGTTACATTAGCATAATCTACAGGTATTTCTACACCGTCACTACATCTCCATATTTTAACTGCTCCATCAGCACCACATTGACCTATATACTGCTCTTCATCATTAGTATATATGTTAAACCATTTGGTATTAGCAGCTGTAGAAGGAGATAAAGTATTTATTAATTGACTTCCCGGACGTTTGATAAGTTGTCTTACCACGTCTGGTACGCCGTTAACTAAATCTACTACTTGTCCCGGAATCTTTTTTTCATCGGGTTGTGTAGACATACCTAATACATAACTAGGTACTTTTTGTGTAACACTTGCCATTAACGTCTAAGCATTTGATAAGGTTTATAAGATTGATATGCAGAATCATCTGGCCATCCCATATAATTATGATCACCTTGATTGCATTCATATTCCATACACGCTGCTCTAGATTGTGATTCAAAAGTTGACATCATTTTTTGTAGTTCAGCGTTAGAAACTAATTGTACTGCGGCTCTACCGCAAGCTTTATATATAATATATCTTTGGAACGGAGCTGGTATATCTTCGTAATTTAATAATCTAACATAATTAAAATAAAAATATTCATCATCAGGAAATTCAAATGTATGATTTACTCTATCATATATTTTCCATAATCCATCTGTATCTTTTCTTCTAACAAAATCTCTAGTACGATCCCATGCATCTTCCATGTCTATACGCATAACATCTGACGGTATAATAAATTTATTATCAGTAGTTTTGCTGCTATTTTTTATATGATATTCTAAATTAAAAGTCCATCCTTCGCTTTGTACATCTTGATTAGATTCTTTTAATAAGTTGTATACAAATGATACCTCTGGATTTGTAAAGTCTAATTGAGATATAGGAGACTGACCTATACTACCCAATATTGAGTTTACTGCGGATAGTTCGGTATCGAGTGTTGTAGTTGTGGTAGTCATAGGTTAAGAATTATGAATAAAAAAAAGGGAGGTTGTGAAACCCCCCTTAGTGTGTTATGTATACTGTCCAGCAACAACAGCACAAGTATCAGTTGTTCCTGATGACCCTACTGTTGGATATGCTAAACGTAAATTTTTTGTTGTGGAGGCAACGCCTGAAGCACTACCTGATCCACTTGTGTCTGAAGGAGATATACGAGTCTCTGTACCTTGACATGATCCGTATTCTCCAACTGCTGTTGGAGCTGCCATAATATTATATTGTTAAGAAACTGTTCCTATGTTAGCAGGACTTAAATGCTTCCTACCATACTCTAAAGGAGTAGGAGGATTTTTCGTGATTGATTTATCAACCTGTCCAATTCCACTTAAGGAAGCACCGTTCCCTTTAACTCTAGTAATAGTTGTAGATGTTCCGGGATTTAGTGACATGATTAACTACGTGCTGAAGTTAGTTCGATTGCACCTGCTGGGTTAAGTGTTCCTACACCCATAGCGAGGCGTCCTACCATAACGTCCCCTTGGTATAAAACCGATACATCTCCGCCTGTTACTTGAACCTGAGGTCCAACTGCTTCTACAATACCTGCAGCGTCTCTTTGATAGATAAGACCACAGTGAGTTGAGAAGTCACCAGAGTAATCGTTGTTCTCACCAGATACAGCATTAACTGAACCTGCT